CAGCACGACTATCTCTCGATCAGCTACTACGGCAGCACCAACAACATTCAGACGGTGCAATACAAAGAAGGCGGCAGCACCGGCCAAACAGTCGCCACGCTGACATTCTCCTACACGACAAACCCGCCGACCACCGACGACGCCTCGCTGGCATCTGTCGCTCGTTCTTAACGCATGGCTTGGACCTTCAATCCGTTCAGCGGCACGTTCGATCAAAAAGGATCGGGTGGCGGCGGCGGATCATCGTATCTTGAGGGCGAAGTCCAAAACTTCAGTGCGCTGCCAACCGCAACTCCTCCGGCCATTGATGCCGCCTATCTCGTCCGCGAAGCCGAAGGCGCATGGCTGCTCAGCCGCAAGCCCGCCGGTATCTACATTCGCGTAGCCACCACAGGCACACGCGCGACCGACTGGCAATATGCGGGAGAGTTCCCCGATGTCTTCAGCGACGACAAGTTTGTTCTCTATGACGAGACGGACTCGTCGAAGAACTTGGTCTTCCAGCTTTCCGGCATCACCACCGGCACCACCCGCACGCTGACCGCGCCCGACCGCAACGGACGCGTCTCCGTCTCCGACTACCGTCTCTTGAGCGTTAATGCCAACGCGGTCACCGGAGACAAAGTCGCCGCCGATACGACCAGCGCAGCATGGACGCTCACCCTGCCCGCGACCCCGTCGAATGGTGACACCATCACCGTCCTCGACTACGCGGGAACTTTCGACACGAACAACCTCACCATCGCCCGCAACGGATCGAACATCGAATCCTTGGCCGAAAACATGGTGTGCGAGGTTGAGGATGCGGCTTTCACGCTGGTCTTTGTTGGTTCCACGGTGGGGTGGAAAGTGGTGCCACTTTCGGGCACGGCTATCGCAGGCGTCATCAGTAATCCAGCAGGGGTATCTGGCGCGGACGCCATCACCAACATCATGTCGCTCACGCAGGCTGAATACAACGCAATCGGAAGTCCCGATCCGACAACCCTGTTCATCATCACCGATCTTTGACCTATGGCGTTCATTAACAGAGCCTATCTTGGAACCACTCGTCTATTTCGGGATACGTCCTTCTTTGAAGACAACGCCTATACGGTATCCAATCGGTCTTCCTCCGTTACTGTCACGGCCAACGCCACGGCGCACACCAAGGGGGCATGGGTTCAGCTTGTTGCCAGCACCAGCGCAAATGCCTCGGCGATCTACATTGAGACAACCGTTGTGCAAAATGGTTTTGACACCTCTTGCTTGCTCGACATCGGCACTGGAGCCAGCGGCAGCGAGACCGCCTTGATCTCCAACATTGCCATCGGGGGATCGCGGGCGGTTCTCGGCAGTTACGGTTTCGTCGTCCCCATTCAAGTGCCGAGCGGGACGCGCATCTCTGCCCGCATCCAGCACATCACGGGTAGCGCCACAGGCAGCGTTTTGGTCGAGACCCGCAACTACGGCGACTACGCGCAAGCGCCGACCAGTGTGGACACCATCGGCGTCAACACGGCCACCAGCGAGGGCACCAACTTTTCGGCCAACAACACCTACGTCCAGCTTACGTCATCCACCAGCCGCGCTTACCGCGCTGTTGTTATGTTGCCCAATATTTCGGGCAACGCCCTCGCTACCATTAAAACACCGTTCACCTTGGCTCGCGGTGCCAGCGGCTCCGAAACCGAAATTGCCACCCGATATTACGAGTATGGCAACTCTGAAAACGTCAACATGAACGACGATCCGCTCGTCCCCGCCGTCATCGCCAGCGGCACCCGCCTCGCTGTCAAATTTACTGGAGCATCAGCCAACTTTGACCAATACGGCGTTTGTCTCATCGGAATCCCCTAAACTATGAGCCAACTTTCCACATTCTATTCTCCCCTGACCGCGACCAGCCTTGGTCTGGGAACTAGCGCGAATGTCACCTTTGGTTCGGTGACCGCTGGCTCGATCCAGAATACGCCGATTGGATCCACCACCCGAAACAGCGGAGCCTTCACCACGCTCGCCGCCAACAACGGCACGCTCACGGCGTCCGCGCCTGTGCTGGATTTGAGCCAAACGTGGAACGCGAGCGGAACAACTTTCACTGGTCTAAATCTTGCGCTGACTAATACAGCAAGCGCCAACACGAGCGCATACTTAAGCCTTGCTCTTGATGGGACACAGGCATTTTCAATTAGGCGGGGAGAAGCAACTGCAAGCGCCACAATTATTACTTGTGGTGGTGCAGGCGGACTAACGTGGACGGCTCGCACGCGAACAGGGGGAGGAGTTGGTGTAAATTTCAGTGGAGTTGTTGGCGTTGGAACAAGCCTTCAGTTCGGAACCGGAACAGGAACGGGAAATGGCGACCTTGTTTTGATACGAGACGATGCCGCCAACGTCCTTGCCCAGCGCAACGGAACCGCAGCCCAAACCTTCCGAATATACAACACCTACACGGACGCATCGAACTTTGAGCGCGGTTTCCTTCGCTGGAGTTCTAACGTGCTACAGATCGGCACGGAAAAACTTGGCACTGGCACGGCGAGAACGCTGGAGTTTCAGACGGATGGAACTACGCGGATGACCATTGCGGGAACCAGTAACGCCATAACTTGCGCTGGTTCATTATCCGTAGTCACCAACCTCACATTTCAAGGCAATTCATCTATTGTTGGCAACGTATCGTCTGGGGTTATTCGACTGTTAAACGCAGCGCAAAATGGGTTTGACCGGATTCAGTTTGGTGGCAGCACGACAAGTTTCCCTGCGCTTAAACGCGACAGCACCGCCCTCCAAGCTCGTCTTGCCAACGATTCCGACTTTTGCCCGCTCCAAGGCCAACTCCGCATTCACCAGAATGCCGTCTCCGAGACGATCACCGCGACCCACACGCTGACTTTATTTGACGCCGCTGGCACCGCTTACAAGGTTCCGTGCGTTGCCGCCTAATCTTATGCTAACCAACCCTAATCCCATCGAAAGACCCGCCGTAGCCGCCAAAGTCTACGACAGGCTCCACGTTTACAGCCTCAACGCCATCCAGCCGACCGCTGGTTCCGGCAGCATCACGGTCGAACTCTTGCCCGCAACCGCAGACGGCGAACTCGCCCCCGGCAGCCTCGTCCAAAAGATGACCGCGCCGATTACGGACGAAGTGCTTGCCGCCGTGCCCGAACTCGCCGCCGCGTTCCAAGCCGTATTGGCCGCGATTCCCGCGACCCAGGCTTACCTTGCGCAGCAGGAGGCTCCGATCAATGAGTAAGAACGTCACGCTCACCGAAGCAGAGGCCAAGATCGTCATGCAGTGCCTCGATCTCGCCGTCAAAACCGGCGGATTAAACGCCGCCGCGCAGATCCTGCCGCTGGCTACCAGCATCGAGAAGCAACTCACGGAGGAAGCACCCGCTGCTGAATAATGAGGACTGTCACCTTACAGTCTATTCTCCTCCGCGCTTGGCAACGTGTCGGCAACGACGCCAGCACCATCGACGCAATCCCGTCCGGCGCCAAGACCATGATGGTCGCCGCCGCCAACGAACGCATAGCCGACTGCTGGGAGTGGGCGGACTGGCCAGAACTCATGCGCGTCGAAGAACGCACCGTCGAAGGCAACGACACGACCGGCTACTTCATCCCCTACGAACAATCCGGCCAGACCGCCATGGGCGAAGTCTTCGCCGTCCTCCGCGACAACCCTGCAACCCACGTTGCTCCCCGCGCCATCGGCTACACTCTCCTCGGTGACAACGTCCGCTTCCCCCAGAGCGCCGACCTGCCGGACACCGTCTGGGTCAACTTCCGCGTGCGGCCGACCGAATACAGCGCGAGCAACCTCTCGGCGACAGTGCCTAGCGTTATCGCAAAAGCAGTCGGCTACCTACTCACCTCGGATCTGCAAACCGAAGACGGCCAGCTCGACAAGGCACTCGCCATGGAACAGATGGCCGAGAGCGAGCTGATCTCGCAGCGCGACAAATACTATTTCCAGCAAGGGCAACCCTCCATGTGGACCGCCCGCGTCAACCAATACTAATCCTATGAACCCTAACGTCAGAACAACGAACAAAGCCAACGGCGTCCGCCTCATCTCCGACACCACGGCCGTCACCGGAACATTCAGCGTTGTCGAAAGCCTCGACGCTGCGACCAAGTTCCACACGCTCGCAGGCAACCAGACCAACGTGGCGAACACCACCGGCGCCAGCGCCTATGCGTTCCCTGTCGGCACCGCCATCGAGGGCAGCTTCACCGAGATCAAGCTGCACGCCGGAGCCGTGCTTGCCTACTTGAAGTAACCCATCTGAGGAGCCGCGCGATGAGCTTGCAGTATTTTCATCACAATTTCAGCACGACGGAAAAGGGTGTTATCGGCACCGCTACGTCTATCGGCTCCTCGGTGTTCAGCATGCTGCCCCATTTAGAAACCAGCCTGCGCATCGCGGGCCTGCTCATCGGATTTTGTGTCGGCGTGGCAACGCTCATCAGCGTGCTGCACGACGTTCGGAGAAAAATGAAGGAGAAATAAAACTATGCGTAACTGGAAAACAACCCTGCTCGGAATCCTCACAATCATCGCCTCACTCAGCACCGCAGGCCGCGAGTTCCTCGCCAACGGCAGCATCCCTGACCTCGGCCTCGTAACCGCAAGTCTACTCGCGGGCTGGGGGCTAATTGTTGCGAAGGATTCGACCGCCCGCCTCTGACTCCATGAGCCACGCCCGCGTCACAAAACTAGTTGCAGTTGCGATCCTCGCCGTGAGCTGGGCTGTCGCTGCGGGTGGATGCGTGACCGTCGGGTATGACTTCTTGAAGCAACAGGCAACCGTGACCTTCGACGCGAAGGCTGTCAAAGAGCCGACCAAGTGATCCCCAAAAGCCGACCACAACAAAAGCGCGACGAGACGATGAAGCAGCTCAGGGCTGCCAACGTCAGCGATCCGGTGTGCTTGGTCGGCATTCGTGGCTACTACCGCGACAGCATGGGCGCCAAGGGCAAGCAGGATCGCGGAATCTACGACGATGCCATCATCCTTGTCTCGCCGAACGCGCACGTTGCCTTCAACGCCAACGTCGATCCCGCCCGCTACGGAATTAACCCAAAGATCGGCAAAGGCTACGCATCCCTCAAGTCAGGTGTCTACCGCTACAAGCTGGGCAAGCACGGCATTCGGAGCGGCAACCCTTACAAGGCTCTGGTGCAGGGCGATGCAGTCACCGTCCAGCGTGACGGCGGCAACGAAGAGACCGGCTTCTTCGGCATCAACATCCATCGCGGCGGAATCACCCGGACGAACAGCGAAGGATGCCAGACCCTTCCGCCCGCCCAGTGGCCCGCCTTCATCTCGCTCGTTGAGTCCGAGATGAAGAGGAACAACGCCAAAACCGTCAGCTATGTGCTGACCAGCCGGAAGGATGCCGTCTAATGGCATTAGAGAGTCCAGTGCAGCGCGATGGTGACGCCGGTTTTATCGGTTTCGCTTCTCGCTTGAACCCGCTGACGCTTCCCGCCGGAATGCTGCAAGACAGCGTGAACATGCGCCTCGATCGCGGCGTTGCTCAAACTCGCAAAGGATCAAAGCGACTCACTGACACCATCGGCACGACCGGCGCCCCGCTGACTTTGGACTTCGCCCTCGGCACCGACAAGACCGTCACATCGATCACGCGCGCCTCGACCACGGCCACCGTCACCGCCACCGCCCACGGCTTCACCACCGGCGACCAGATCAACATTCGCGGCGCAGATCAGACCGACTACAACGGCGACTTCATTGTCACCGTCACCGGCGCCAACACTTTCACCTACACCGTAAGCGGCAGCCCCGCGACACCGGCGACCGGCACGATCATCGCCAACAACGGACCCGAAGTGCGCGACTCGTATGACGGCGGACTGTATGCCGCAGGAGTCTTCGCCTCGCAAAACTACGACAACGCGGCGGAATACATCGTCCTCGCCGGATCAGACAGCGCCACGCTTTACAGGCAGGGACAATCGCCGGTGGTCAAAACCTACCCGACAAGCCCCGCCGAGAAGATCGAAGGCACCGACACCGTATCGGTAGTGCAGGCATTCGATCGTCTCTACATTCTCCGCGAAGCCGACCGCAGCGTCAGCGGCTGGGAGCAAAAGCTCACGACTGCATCCGGTATTACGGTCAGCACGACCACGGCCACAATCAACGTCACCGCCCACGGCTATCCCGCAGGCGCCCGCGTGCGCATTGAAGGCAGCACCACGCCAGCCTTCGACGGCCACGAATACGATATCACAGGTATCGCTACAGACTCTTTCACGATTACCGTCCCAAGCGAAACAGCGACCCACGCCGCCTCTGGCATCAAGGTTCGCCGCGTCAAAGCGCCGATCTACTGGGATGGCGGCGCTGGCAACTTCGTCCGCGCCACCGCAGGCGTGCCAAGCGAAGGCGTCACCTACACCCGCATGCCATCGGTCGGCTGGGCGAGCTACCACAACAACCGGCTCTGGATCGCCAAGACGCGCGACACGGTGGGCATCTCGGACGTTCTAGATCCTGACATTTACGATCCGTTCTGGAACAGCTTCCGCGCGGGCGCAGGCGGCGATGACCGCATCGTTGCCGTGCATCCATGGATTGAAGGGCAAGCCCTCGTCTTCTGCCGCAAGTCAATCTGGCTCGCCATCCTCGGCCAAGTTTCCTCAACAGACGGCAGCAGCTTCGCCGTGGACACTCCGGTGTCCCAGCTCACGATGCTCACCAACGAGATCGGATGCAGTGCGCGCAACACGATCGTGACCGCCGGTGCGTTTGTCTTCTTCTTGTCCGACGCTGGCATCTACCGTCTCGACAGCCGCCTTGATCTAAAACTTCGCGGAGACACCAAGCCGCTCTCAGAACCCATCGCCGACCTGTTTAGCCAAGTCGTCCAATCCCGCGTAGAGCGCAGCGCCTTTGGTATCTGGCACAACAACCGCTATCTCGTCGCCCTTCCGACCAGCGCCGATCCGCTCGACGGCAATCAGCTTGTCCTCGCTTGGAATGCTCTCAACGAGAGCTGGGAATACCGCGACATCTATCCCAGCAGTGCCTCGGTCAACCAGATCCTTGTCGGCACTTACGACAACCAGCGCCGCGTTTTCAGCATCCCGCGCTCCGGCAACCTCTATCTGCTGGAACAAGAAGACAGCGCATTGGACGACAACGCGGTCAACGCAGGCACCAGCCCTGTCACCGGAAGCATCAAGACCCGCCGCTATGATTTTGGCGACATGCACAGCAAGCGCTTCCTCCGCACCATCGCCGATGTGGTCATTCCGGCCAGCGCCAGCGTCTCGACCAAGATCAGCACGATCAACCCTGATACGACCACGACAGTCGGCACGCTGACGAACGGCAACGCAAGCTCGGAGGACTACAACATGAAGTCTCCGGTGCGTTACAAGGCGCACAGCGCGGAAGTCATTTACGAAACATCCGGCGGGCGGCCGGAAATTAGATCCGCCAGCATTGAGGCATCGCCCAAGAGCCTGCCTCCGACCGAAACCCGATCAGCAGCATAACCTATGGCCTCATACGCATACACATTTACATCCGGCGACACCGTCACGCCGACCAAGCTCAACAACGCCCGCACCGTCAGCGCCATTCAGACGGCCGACATCTCCGACGCGCAAATCACCGAGGCGAAGCTCGCGGCGAATTCGGTTTCTACGGCGAAGATTCTGGACGCGAACGTTACCAACGCCAAGCTGGCCAGCGGCATCGACGCAAGCAAGCTCACGACCGGCACGCTGCCGATTGACCGGATTGCGGATGCGGCGGTTACGGCTCCAAAGTTGCAAAACGGAGTGACGCTGCAAACTGTCTACGCGCAGACAACAAGCCTTGTCGAGATAGCCGGAGTGATCCCGCCGGATAACACAAAGCCTCAAAACACAGAAGGTAACGAAGTTTTGACTGCGACCATCACACCATCGTCGGCCACCAGTAAGATACTCATACAGGCTGGCATTACGGGCACTTTAGGTAATGCCGCTGGGACTATTACCATTGCATTTTTTAGAGACAGTGTTGCCGACGCGCTTGCATCCGCATGGGTAAGCGCCCCATCGGGCTACAGCTTAACTATCCCGTTCGCCTATCAAGACAGTCCAAGCAGCACAAGCGCGATTACATACAAAGTCAGACTTGGATATCCGGGGAGTGGCGCGGGCATGTATGTCAACAGAAGCACCCTCGGCGCCGCCTTTT